GACGGAATTACCTTTCCCGCGAGCAGCGGGAATCCAGGCATCGCCTGCATTTGCTTAATTCTGACGTAACCTAACCCGTAAGCGGCGCCTAGTTGGCGCAGGGAAAGAGCTTGGTTCTGCTGACGCAGTTTCATGGCAATATCGTTGAGACGCCCCAAGCTCATAAGTATCTAGCTTTGCTCTCCCGATGCTTTTGCAAGCAGTTGTGTGATGAGCTGGGAAAGCGAAATACGACGGGCAGCGGCCAGTTTTTGTGATGCTTTTTTTAACGCAACGGGCAGAACTATGTTTGTCTTTTCAGACTTAAACCCGGTGAGTGGACGACGAGCCATACGCCTTTGCTACGCACAGACGGCGTATTAGCAACACATTTCTTTTGAGGATTAAGTTTTCTTTTTAAACTTGAATGCGTATTTATTACGCATACAATCCTCCCAATGAAGAAGGCAAAAACGAACCTTACAATCGACCCCAAAGTTAAGCGGAACGGCGAGCGTCTTGCCAAAAAAAGCGGATTATCCCTTTCGGCATATATCACCACCCTGCTGGTTAAAGAGCTGGCTAAGGAAAATAAGCGTTAAGATTTAGGCGATTTGCCTGTGGTCAGCCTGTAGTGCGGCACCTTGCGGCAGTGGCCTAGAAACTTCTTTCCCTTTGCATCAACGTGAGGCAATCGGATCACGTAGCTTTTTCTTTCCGCTGTGCCGTCCTTAACTAAGTGCGCTAAAAGTTTATTGGCATAATTTGCTGACTTGCCCCACAGCTCGGCTATCTGTTTTTTAGTCAGCCAGCCGGGTGGCACTACCTCCTGACGATACCCAGCGACATACTCCGTTAGGACAGTCGCCCAGTCTGACTTTATACTGGATACCGCCATACTCCTCCTACCGGCGACAGGACGTTCACCGTGCACCCTTCCCCGCCGTCCACATACTCCCCGTAAGCAATCCCGTGCGCCCAGCGGGTCACAGAGCGATTGCGGCGGGCGTAGTGCATTGATTCGATGTCGGCGAGACAACCTATCGACCAGCCTATTGGAGCGCCTACGCAACGGCCGGCTGCTCGATCGACCCTATGAAGGTGGCCGAACACGACTGGCTTTCGCAACATCTCGACGTGATCGCGAACGGCCGTCTCATTAAACATAAACCCGTGGCCAAACATCGTGCCGCCAAAATCTAGCCAACCTTTCTCAATGTCGTACCCGGTCACCTTCGCCCGCATGTCCTTCATCGCGTTCATCAGCTCGGAGATGGCGCTCGTGGCACAGTGGGCAACGATGGCCGATGGGCTGTTCTGCATTCCGTAGAGCCTGTCCTCGTGATTCCCGATCCAGAAATTCGTCACCTCTAATTGCTTTAAAAAATTTATGCCTGCATCAAAGTCCTCACGGATCGACGCCGATCTGTCCGTAGCGTTTGGATCTCGCATGGCCCCAGATCGCAGAGCGGCAAGATCTACAGCATCGCCCAAGTGCATGACGGTATCTCCTGGGCGAATCCACCTCCGCTTCATCTCTAGTGCGGCACGGCAAGCAGCCGCATTCGCTAGGTGTCCGTGGCTACAGCTAACGGCCAGCCACCGCTTCCACTTGCGGATGACTTTCATTTCTTATCAGCCGCTGACGGGAACCCTTCGAGCACAGCGAGAATCTGACGGCAACTTTCCCGCGATTGTGCTGCTACCACGCTTTCGTCAGCCGCACCGATCAGTGCAATCTCCGCGATCACGGAAAGCTGCATCTTTAATGTGTGATGGTACGTGCATAAATCCAGTATCTCGTCCCACGCATCCTTCCACACGGGCCTACGCCACAAAGCACCGCCGTGCTCTTCTTGGCCTTTGCGGTACTTGGCGTCCAGATCCCTGGTTAAATCGCGCAGGATCCCCGCCAGATGCTTCTCGTGTTCGGGCGTCACCGTGAACTCCACGGCCGGTTACTGACTAGGCTTGTGGCCTTGCTCTTTTTACGGATGTCTTTGACCTGCACTTGTTCCACAGGCTTGCGTGAGATGTCACGCCACGACTTGTATTTGCTAGATTGCAAGTGGCCTGTTTCCCAAGAGATTGCGGCTAGTTCAAAGGTTACGCCAACGTGCTCTCCGAGGCGGAAGGCTGTCTCGTTGTCCCAGTCTGCGATCCATAGATCCGCGTTTTTGCCCGACTGTTTCAACGGCACCCAGTCGAACGCGAGGCCGTAGTTGTGATAGCTTTCGCCAGGCTTGGCCTTTGTCACGATTTTGCTGCTGCCGTCCGTCCTACCTTTCGCATAAAGGGCGGCCTGCTCCTCCATCGTTCGCCTACCGCAGTAAATCAGCGGCTCGATCCGGCTCGTCACCATCTCATTCACCCATCCCCTAACCTGTTTTTGGAATTGCGGGTCTAACGAATCAATCGCCCGCAAGGTGCGGGAACTAGCTTCCGCGAGGCTGGTCACTGCCTCGCTCGCTCTCTTTCAACTTCTGCCAGGCAATCAGATAACGCTTTGAGCGATTTCGCAAACAGATCTCTGTAAGCCTGTGGGCAGGGTTTGTTTGTTCGTTCGGCCTTGTCCCACTCGTAGATGAAGTAGCTGATCGTGTCCGGGCTTGGCGGCGGGCCGTCTTGCGTTTGCGAGGTTGTCGCACAAGAGCACAGCGCAAGGCTAAGAACTAGTAGGAGGGCGTTTAGTCCACCACGCATCTATATCTCTCAATCTTTTGCGACGTTCTAGTTCGATCGCCTCAAAGTTGCGCTGAAGCGGTGATTTACGTTTTAAAAACCAGAGCACGATCCCGATTATCCCGCCCAACGCCGTTAGTATGCCGGCGATCATTTACGACTATTTTCGCGAGAATTTACTCAGAAAATCAACTATGCGACCGAGGGTGCGCTCTGGCTCGTCGCCAGGGATAAACGCCGCCACGGCTGCAACGGCTGCCAATAGGGCGGTAAGTGCGCCAAGGGCGCCAAGCCAATCGATTTTAAGTAGTTGGGGGATGAGTTGTTCCATGCCTCTAGCGGGGTGTCAAAGGCTGAACCGACGCTTGATCAACTCCCAGGCCGTGCTTACTACTGCCCCAGATACCAGTGCGAGCAGCCACAGTTTCGTTTTAATCGTGTGAGCGTCGCGCTCCATGTTAGTCAGACGGCCGTGATACTCGCCTAGGCTGGCTTGTGAGCGTTCTAGTAAATCTAGAATTACCGACTGGCGAGTCTCAATCCGGGCTATAGATTCTCGGACTAGGCTCAACCGTTCTGAAAGTTCAGCTACTTGGTCAGTGCTCATAGGGTGGCGTTCTCAGCTCCATCCGCGATCCGCACCCATTCGTTACCCTGGGCGTCCGTCCAGCGAACGATGAATCCCTCTGCCTCTAAAAAGCGCAGGCTAGCAGTAAATTCACGCCAGCCGGGCGTGTTGCGATCGTCGGGCGCAGTCATTCATTTTACCTTGCCCGCATCGGCGGCTGCACCCATGTCGCTATAGCGTGGTAGCTGTTCTTGAATTGTTCCAGTGTCGCCAAAGCAACCGATTAGACATACGGGAAGAAACAGGATCAAAAACAGAGCTACGATGGGCATAGCGATTCTCATGGTGTGAATCCGTAGCGCTCTGGCCTTGCTGAGCAAGAGCAGAGGCATAGGGCGATGAGGAGTAGGGGCATTAGGTTATAACGCTTGCGAGCGTGGTCATTAGGGTTGTAACTCTTGTGTCTAAATTTGGAATAGAAAGGCTTTTACCGATTGAATAAAAAGAAAGTCTGGCAGAGGTTGGGCTTGAGCCTGTTCCAGATGCAAATACTCCATATAATTGAGAAGTTGGTGCACTAGATGCCGTTGTTTGACTTAAATCAGAAATTGTCCCTCCAGATGTAGTTTGTCTTGAAAAAAGACTGCTTGCTCCATCTCTTGATATTCCTTGAAATCCAACAGCGGCGAGAGCTACTGTTCTAGTGTTTGTGGTTGTCCTGTTTTTAAATATGGTTGAATTTACTCCAGAGTGTCCAATGTTTAAAAAGCTCCCAATTTGGACATTATTTCCGACGAAAACCCCAGCAGTAGTATCAGTATTTGCTACTGAAACAAAACAAGAAATATGACAATTATTTTGCGGAAAATTTGTTGTATCGTTATTATTGTATCCAGTAGCAAGATATTTATTTGAATCATTGCCAAGCAATCCAAGCGTCCTGCTGTAATCACCAGCTACAAAGTTATTGTTTGTCGGTGCATTTCCAACCAGAGGAGTAATTGCCCCTGCTACCGTCCTTGCCCCAGCCATAATGCAAGAGGTTACAAGTGAAGTCCAAATGCCGTCTTGCTTACAACCGACTACAAAACTATTTATAGCCCCTCGCACTTGAGATTCGAGTGTTTGTCCATCTGCCGCCTCAACTCGCAAAATGTAGTCCCTTGCGTCTGGGTCGAATAGCCTATTTTTAATCCGATTAACTGGCAGGGGAGCTACTGCCGAAAACAAAGGCATCGCTTGCTCCTAGCTAACTTCCGTCACTCGCGCCGCCCCAGTCGTAGCGAACACTGCGGTATGGGCTAGAGAAAGTTGTCCCGCTGGGCATTCCCAATAATCGCCGGCCGACAGACGAACTTGGTAGGCGACGGTAGTGCAAGTCGCCCCAGGCGAGATGTGCAGATTGCCCGCCCCTTCGTTAAATACGGTAAGCACTTCCCTGCCCGCTACTGCCGAGACAAGCGTGGTAGAAGCTGTGGTGCTAGTAAAGTTTGTGTTAGATACTGTCGTGCCTTGTAGCGGGTAGAAAGTGACTACGCTGTTTGATATAGATGCGGTGACAGAGCCAATCTGTTCCGTCCCTGCACCGAGAGTAACCGTTCCCGCTCCAATCGTAACTACCCCAATGCGGTTTGTGCCGGTGGCTAGTGATGTTTGCGAAACAATATGAACTGGCTGGGTTGAATTAAATGATGTTCTTGGATTAAGTGTATATGAGTAAATATAGTTACTTGTTGACCCCTGAACAGTTACTCTGAGCCTTATATACCTTGCACCACCAAGACTAATTTTATACATTCCAAGGGCACTAATAGTTGCTTGAGGAGATGTTTGTCCAACCTGCAAAGCGGCTTGAGACACAAATGTTGAATTATCATTTGATACTTGAAATTGGGCATTTGCACTAGACGGAAAAGTTCCAGTAAATTGAATCATCATCTCGGCAAAACCACTTACATCGGTTGATGGAAGAACATCTGTACCGACGGCTGATGTTCCAGAAACAGAGCCAGACCCAGTCGCTAGGCTTTGATTATTTGCTGTTACCGCTCCGATCTGGTTTGTGCCAGCGGGCAGCGAGCCAATAGTGACGCTGTTTGCTATGTTAACTGTGCCAGAAATTTTTATTGCGTCTCCATCAGAGGCAATAGCAACTGGTTGTTCGTCTTCATAATCATAGCCAAACATAAATGTCCGAATTACTGCATTTCCGCCAGCATCAGGTAGAATTGATATATTCCCTACAGTTACCGTGCCGCTAATCGCAGGAAGATAGCCGATGGTGACGCTGTTTCCTACCGTGACTGTTCCGATGACAGTCGTGACTGACGGAGCCTGCACTGAAATTGACGGCATCGTCACCACGTTCACGCTCACCACATTGGCCACGGTGACGGTGGATGCCAGCGCCCCAGAAACTACGGGTGCGCTTAATGTTACAACTGTGGGCGTCTCTGTGATCTGAAGATAAATATCGCTCATGGTATTGTAATCCTTGGAGATAGTGTCACCACGCCTTCTAGCAACCGGGTGGCGATCCCTGCGCTAGTCACTTGCACTAGGTCATACTTCGCGCCGCTGGTGGGAACCAACAGGCTTGCTGCCGACGTGACGGAAAGGCGGAGCTGCCCACCGGCCGCCGACACTACGCTAGTCGCAATCTGCGTTACCACAGTACCCCCTGGCATCTGGCGGATCTGAGCGGCAAATGTGCGGCTAGTCAGATCGATCGCCCCCTGGGTAGCGGTGGTCAGGAATAGATCGCGTGTCCAATCCGTCCCTTGCTCAATCGTGATGTCGTAGGAGGCGGCCATTACACGTCCGATATTTCCCGTTCAATTTCTGGAACGATATTCACGGTAAATGGCTTGGAGCTGTAGACCTTGCCGCCGTAAGTCCATTCGACCTCGCCTATGGCTGGGATGGCGTCGGAGTTATCAGCCACGCCATTAAACGCGACAAAGCGTTGCAGCGAATCGTTGTTGGCCGTGAAGGTGATTTGATAGTACGGATCAAAGCCGCCAAAGTCTGCTGGGGTAAATGTGGTGGTTTCTAACACTACCGGCCTACGATTTGTTTTTTCACGAATGCACAGCTTTAGGCTGGATGGCGACATAAGGATAGCTGCGCCGGCTGGATCGGTGAAGAAAACGGCGATGTCGTGGGCGTCACCCTGGCGAATCGTTAGAACTGCTCCATTCCCTTTCGCGCTTGAGACGGCACGGGTACGGGCATCAATCTGTAGATCGGTCAGCTCCCAGCGTAGATCTAGCCAGGCAAACTGCTTTTCCACGATGACGAGGGATTGCGTAACAGTGGAAGCTGCTGAGTAAGCATTATTACCGGCCTGCGCCGCCACGATGCTCGTCACGCCAGGAGTGACGGGCGTGCAGATATTGCCGACGATAGAAGCAACGGCTGTTACGGTGGAAGTGAAAGTGACGGGCAATCCAGAGGATGCTGTGGCCACTAGGGCGAAAGATCCGTTAGACCGAGCGTTAGCCTGTGCCACGCTAGTAGCGTCCGCAAAGGAAAGGCTAGTGCTGGATGCGATAAGCGAGGCGGCGGAGTAGACGTCTTTTAATGAGGCAACCCGGCGAGGAGAAAGGGCTGCGAAGGCAATCGTTTGAGCGATGGGCGCAGTAGTAGCGGTCAG